GTAAAGTTAGAACGAAAGATTCGTGAGCTTGATAAAGAAGTGGATATCACCACTTTAATTATTGATATGATTGAGACTGAAAGGGTCTTGACAATTGATGAGAAGCTTGGTAAAATACTACTATTGAATGACAAAAAGAGAAAAGAATGAATATATTCTATGTAGATCGTGATCCTAAGATTGCAGCCCAGATGCACTGTGATAAACACGTTTTAAAAATGGTGATTGAATATCCACAGCTTATGTCAACAGCTCATCGTGTGCTTGACGGTGATCAATATTATGGTCTTACCAAGAATGGGAGAAAGATTAAACGCTGGAAGTTAGAAGACAAAGTGATGGAAGACAATCTAATGAAAGCGTCACATGTCAATCACCCTTCAAACCTATGGGTTCGGGAATCTAAAACAAATTACAAATGGTTATATTCTTTGTGGATTAATTTACTTAAAGAATATACACATCGTTATGGCAGAGAACATGCATGTGAAGGTTACATAAATTTTCTTAAAGATTTGCCAACAAACATTCCTTACAATGAGTTTAGTGATCCACCACAATGTATGCCTAATGATTGCAAAACTAATGATACAGTGTCAGCATATCAAACCTACTACATAGTAAAGAAGTCAAACTTTGCAACTTGGAAACTTAGACAACAGCCGGAGTGGTTCAATGACAGAAAAACATATCTTAATCAAAGATAGCGGTGAAATGACAGATTATTGGAAATTTGAAGTTGCTTCGCAACAACAACAGTTATACAAAGCTTACATTAGAATAAAAGAATTAAATGATGAGCTTAATGCTTTAAAAAAACAAATTAATAATACTCAACTGGAGTTTGACTTTGATGCCAACATATAATTTTTACAACGAAAAAACTCAAGAAGAATTTGAGGAATTCATGAAAATTTCTGAACTTGACCAGTATAAGTTAGAAAACCCTCATATAATTCAGAGGCCAAATGTAGTGGCTTTTGTTGGCGATCATATTAGTGCAACAGCTAAAAAAATTGATGGTGGTATGAATGAAAGATTAGAACAGATTGCACATTCAAACCCAGGCTCCCCCCTCGCAGATAGATATGGTGGTTCTACCAAAACAATTAAAGAAATTAAAACAAGAGAAGTTCTCAAAAAACATGGTGTTCTTAACAGGTTAAATAAATAGATTATAAATAAAAACAATGGTGCAGGCGAGACATCACACTTCAGCACAGATGCACGGCGTCTTGGAAGCTTGGAAGTCAATCCGCCTATGCACCAGAGGGGAGTTGACACCCTCAGGCGAACATCCTTGACTGTTGGCTCCCCTCACCTTATTTTAAATAGGATATAAAATGGCAAGTACAAAAAAGAATAAAGAAATAAACGCAAGTAATCTAGTAACAATAAAACCAATTACAGATAATCAAAAAGTTGTTTTTGAGTCTTGGAAGAAAGGACAAAATCAATTTCTTTATGGTGCGGCTGGTACAGGTAAAACATTTTGTGCATTATATCTTGCACTACAAGATGTGATGGATTTAAAAACTCCATATGAAAGAGTTGTATTGGTTCGTTCATTAATACCAACAAGAGAAATTGGTTTTTTGCCCGGCGATGAGGACGATAAGTCTGCGTTGTATCAGATACCATATCAAAACATGGTGCAGTTTATATTTGAACAGCCTAACGAGCAAGCATTCAATAATTTATATGATAGACTAAAGGGCCAAGGTTCATTGCATTTTTTGTCAACTTCTTTTCTAAGGGGGTTGACAATGGATAACGCAATTGTTATAGTAGATGAATGTCAAAATATGAATTTCCATGAACTTGATACTATTACAACAAGGATTGGGCAAGATGCAAAGATTGTATTCTGTGGTGATTTTGATCAGTCAGATTTACAAAAACAAAACGAAAGAAATGGTCTACACGATTTCTTTAGAATACTAGATGAGATGGAAGAATTTAATTGTGTAGAATTTACTATTGGAGATATTGTTCGGTCAGGATTTGTTCGGAGCTATCTCATTAATAAAATTAGACTTGGTTTTGGAAGTGAGTAAACCATATAAATGGTATACTGAGAATAAACCATACAAGAAAGGAATATATCCTATGTTAGAAATAAATTGTAACAATCCACTTTGTCAATGTGACCCATGCGAATGCACAGAAGACAAACCCTGCACATGTTGTGATTCAGTGCCTGAGTGATGGGAACATTTTTTTGGGTTATGATGGGAATAATATTAACTCTTTGGGGTTGGTGTATCTTTGAATGTAAAGCATTTAACAAAAGGTTTGAAAAATGAATTTAGAGTCTCTTAGAAGACAGTTAGAAATTGACGAAGGAGTCAAATATGAAATATATAATGATCATCTTGGTTACGCTACTTTTGGCGTGGGCCATTTGGTATTGGAAACCGATCCCGAATACGGTCGTCCAGTTGGCACAACCGTCAGTGAGTCCAGAGTTGTCGAAGTCTTTAAATTAGATTGTGAATCAGTATTGATAGACTGCATTACTTTATATCCAGATTTTTACGATTTACCAGAAGAAGTTCAACAGATAATTGCGAACATGATGTTCAATATGGGTAGAACTCGTTTGAGTAAATTTAAAGGAATGAAACGTGGTGTGGACGCAAAAGATTGGAACGCAGCTGCTGACGAGATGGTAGACAGCAGATGGTATCGACAAGTAACCAACCGAGCAAATAGATTAGTGGAGAGAATGAGAGCAATATAATAATGTATAATCATGAACCAGTGGAGTTGCAACCTATAACCGCAACAAATACAGACGGCATACGTCTATACAAAACACCAGAGGGTAACAAATACCCATCAATTACAACTGTTCTATCAGTTCGTAATAAGAAAGGACTAGCACAATGGCGTAAACGTGTAGGTAACGATGTTGCTAATCACATATCAAGAACAGCCGCAAATCGTGGTACTAAAGTTCATCATATGTGTGAGGACTATCTAAACAATGTTGCATTTAATTCGCCTATGGATTGGGAAAAACACAAGAAACATTTCTTACCGTATTGTCTCTTCAGCGAATTGCGAGATAATGCGTTAGCTTACATAGACAACATATATGCTCAAGAAGCTGGTTTGTATAGTGACAAGTATAAAGTAGCAGGCAGAGTTGATTGTATTGCAGAATACAAAGGTGTGCCGTCTATTATAGATTTTAAAACATCAACTAAAGAACGAATCGATAAGTATAATGAAAGTTATTACATTCAAGGTTCTGCGTATGCTGAAATGTATAAAGAACGTACAGGAGTAGATATTTCTCAGGTAGTTATTTTAGTGGTAACAGAAGATGGAACTGTTCAAGAATTCATCAAACAAAAACACGACTATCTTAACACTCTTGTAGAAACAGTCGAAGAATGGAATAATCAAAATATTAGGAAAACAATATGATCGAAATAAACACACTTGTATCAGTAGTAACACCAGCTGGTGAATTTGTTGGAAAACTTCAAAGTCAATCAAGTAGCTATGTAACACTAAAAGACCCCAAAATGATTGTTCATGCAGAAGATAAACAAATGGGGTTTGCTCGTGGAGTATGCCTGACTGGCCAAGAAAATCCAGAAAGTGTAACTTTTTATTCTGGTGGTATTATTTTAATGACACCATCAAACAGTGAGATTGAATCTGCGTACACAAAAATGACATCAGGACTTATTATTTAGTTTTTGATATATGATATACAATAAAGAAAACTTGGAAATAGTATCCAAAGCTATAGTAGATAACCTTACACCAGACTTAATACCTAAGAAATGGCAACAAAGAAATTCTATAACGCCTAGTTTTGGTCATTGCCATAATGCATCAGCTTGTTTGCAGAAAGTTTTTGGTACAAAAAATATAAAACTCTATCGAGCATTAGATGAACAAGACATTTGGCATTGGTGGTGTATAGACATTGATGGAAACAGAATAGACTTAACATCTGACCAATACTATAAGTGGAATAGAACGCCACCTTATGAACAAGGCGAGAAGGCTAGTATACTTGGTTGGGGTTATAAGAAAAGAGTTTTCGAATTATTAGAAAGAGTAGAAAAGGTGCTTGACATTAAGTGATTCGTATGGTATTATATATTCACAATGAACAAAGCGGACGTAGTATAAAAGTATTACGATTGGTTTCCAACCAATAGACGGTGGTGCATTACCATCCGTCCGCTCCATTATAAATATAAGTACAATTTGTTGATGCGAGTTGAGAGCTGATCTGGACGGGGGTGCGATTCCCCCCAACTCCACCTAAACACATTCGGTGAGTGTGCTTAGGGGGGTTGAATAGGATCGACAGGCAGATGTAGGTGAGTGGAGAATTGTCGGGTGATTCCGTTATAGGTCAAAACAACTAAATGCAAATGATGATAACTTTGCACTTGAGGATTATGCGCTAGCCGCATAGTTACTCGGAGTTTCGGTAGGTTTCTTAGCAACAGAATAACCTACCACTTTTTATAATGATTACAGGAAAATATATACTATGGCAGTTTTCACAACATCGAAAACATTTACGAACGCAATAGAAATTATTGCTAAAGAAAAGAACATTACTCATATGGATGCTATTCTTTGGTACTGTGATAAAGAAGGTATTGAACCAGACTCAGTTGGTTCTCTTGTTTCCAAAGGTCTAAAAGAAAAAATTGAAGCGAATGCTCGTGACTTAAATTTTCTGCCAAGAAGAGCTCAGTTACCAGTATAGAAAGTTTTTAATGGAAGCAATTGATGTGTATCTTATGTACTGTGCAATGAAAGCACACTTTGGTAAAACTGATTATGACTTTGTTACTTACAAAGGCAAAACTCGTATCAAACGAGATTCTTTCTACAAGAGAAAGGATAGATATTTCTTTGTCAAAATCTCACGAAAATATAAAACCGAAGAAAACATAAAAAATTATTTTGTCTCTAATTTTATTAAAGACAGTAAAGGTTATGTATCAAATTTTAATGATGAAAACTATGAAGAGTGGAAAAGTAAAAGAGCTAACTTTTACGATCAATTCACATTAGAGATTATGCCTTTTATTAAAAACTTCAATCCTATTTTTTTCATTGAAGATAACGAACACCCTATATTATTAAAAGAGTATCTTGGAAAAAGAATATCATTAGAAACTCTTATCATTCTTGACGAGTTGGTTGATTTTAGTAAAACATGGAACAAAAAACTATCTGAGGATTACATATGGCAAGACATTAAAAATATGATGAATAATTACAAAAGGTTCTTGACTTTGGACAAGAATAAGTATAGAATACAGTTATTAAATCTAATAGAGGAGTCTAATTAAAATGGATTTAGGAAATGTTGTATCTGAAATGAGCGAAAAAGAATTCGAACAGGAACAGAACGCAATAAGGATGCTTGACGTTGTTGAAGCAGAAAATAAGAAACTCGTTATACGAGTTAAAGAGTTGGAATTTGATTGTGCTGAATTAACTAAAAACAATTCAGAATTGTCAGAGAGAGTCAAGAGACTTGCAACTCGACAACCATCATGGCCAAAAGGATTCAATCCACAAGGTCGCAATACAAACTCAAGGTTTAACAATAAAAGAGAATCACGTTAAACAATCATGTGGGGTTATAGCTCAGTTGGGAGAGCGTCTGGTTTGCATCCAGAAGGTCGTGGGTTCGATTCCCTCTAACTCCACCACTTTTGTCGCCGGTATAGTTAAACGGTATAACAGTTGCCTTGTAAGCATCAGTTTGAGGTTCGATTCCTTGTATCGGCACCAATTTTAAAGGATATATAATGGGTACTAAAGTATTAACATTAACACTAATTGCACCAAATAGAAAATTGCCTAATAGTAAGATGCGGTGGTTTGCACTTACAATCGCACTTTTAGCTGTAATGTTTCTTGCATCAGGAAGTGTTGCTTCTCAGTGGGTAGGTTGGTCATTGTCTGTGGTCGCCTGTGCATTTTGGGCAAACTTTGCAAGATTAGATAAAGATACTCCACGAATGTTGATGGAGCTATTCTATCTTGGTGCATCTATTTGGGGGATATACAATTGGATATAGAAGTATTACTTAAAGACCACATGGGAAGTGACTTGACTATTGTTAATGCTGCTCGTGTATCTTTTGATAAGGAATCCGAATGGGATAGGGGATTTACTGGTGGTCAAGTTGAAGGTCTTCTTAATTATGGTGATGAACGACTTATAGGTTATCTTGCAAAACATAATCATTGGAGTCCATTCGGTCATGCATCAATGCAGTTTAGAATCAAAGCTCCTGTGTTTGTTGCAAGACAATTAGTCAAACATCAAATTGGTTTAACGTGGAACGAAGTGTCTAGACGATATGTCAGTGATGACCCATCAATTTATTATCCAGATGTGTGGCGTGCAGCTGCAACAGATAAGAAACAAGGTTCTGATGAAGAAAGAACTATAGAATGGATTAAAGATATTTATCCTGATGATGAAGATATTAGAGTTAGTTCTTTGTACAGAAAAGCTGTCACAAAAGCACTTGATGCTTATGATATACTAATTGAGGGTGGCATTGCACCAGAACAAGCAAGAATGGTTTTACCTCAATCTATGTTTACAGAATGGTATTGGTCTGGAACACTCTATGCGTTTGCAAGGGTTTGTAATTTAAGATGTAAACCAGACGCACAATATGAAACACGAATAGTTGCAAATAAAATTGATGAAATTGCAAAGGATTTATTTCCTGTCAGCTGGGAGCATTTAAGAACATGAAATCTTTAGTTATTGGTAATGGTGAATCACGTTCATGGTTTGACCCAAGTAAAAACAATATTGGTTTGGACGAAGTTAAAACGTGGGGTTGTAATGCAATTTATCGTGATGGTATAGTAGACAATCTTGTTGCAGTTGATTATGGAATACAACAGGAAATTGTTAAATCTAAATATCCACTTGAAAATAAATGTTGGTTTACAAACTGGAAAACCGTTCCAGACTTTGTAGCAGACACAATGTTTATGGGGTATGACATACCTGAGTCTTTTATTCATTACAGTGGAGATAAAACTGATAAGTGTGTCATCTCAGGTAAAGACCCCGATAAGTTACAAGAAAAAATTGATACAGCTATGCACATGAATCCAGACTTAGATGCAGAAGACCTTCGTATGAAAATGGAAAAGGACTCTGGTGTTTGGATTACTTACGTTACTGGTAATGAAAGAATCTGTCCTGTTGGTCATTATTTTAACATTGGAAATAGAGCTGATGGGGGTTGGTCTGCGGGCAATACTGCATTACATTTAGCATGTGATCCACCTATGCACGAAACATTAGGAAGATTTCCTATTAAATCAGATGAAGTGTATATGATTGGATATGATCTATCGA